ACGATCACGCCTTGTGAAAAGCCGGATGGTTCCATCGCGACTTGATCGCGAGCGGCATAAAGGATTTCGGTGAGTCCAGTGAGTGAGATGTCGTTAGCCATATGTTTGGATCAGTGAGAGTTGGGGGTGTGTTGGGTTTGAGGTGTCAATCTGCGATCATTCTTCGAGCTTGCCTTTGGCTGCCATGAAGGCGTTTCGCTCGGCGTGGGGGAGCTGGTTGAAGGCGGCGCGGGTCATGGTGTTGACGGGGTTGCCGCTGCCACCTTGAGCGCCCTGGATGGGAGCGTTGCCACCGGCAGCACCGGCGGCTCCGTTGGTGAGCAGGGCGGTGATTTTGGCGAGCTCAGTTTCCAGCGCGGTGAGCTTGGCTTTGTCGTCCTTCGTGGCCTCGGTGATGCTGGCAGCGAAGGCGGCTTTCACAGCGGCGTCTTCGAAGTCGATGACAACGTTGGGAGACTGCGGCTTGTGCGCGGTGATGGCAGCGGTGAGCTGGTCTTCAGTTTCATCACCATTGACGGTGATGCCTACGAGTGAAGCGAGGGCGAGGAGTGCTTTCATTGGGGTGGGAGTGCGCGATGGCGACGGTGGCGGCGCGATGTCAAAGAGGGCGCTCGGCACATGACGCAGCGCGGCAGTGATGCGGGCAGTCTTGAAAGCGGAGGCACTGAGGGCGACTTCGTCGCTGGTGGCATCGGCGAAACCATGCTCGACGGCTTCTTCACCCGTCAGCCAGGTCTCGGCGTCCATCATCGCGGTGAGGTCTTCATCGCTCTTTTTCGTGCGCTCACGATAAGCGGCGAGGAGGCTGCCTTTGATCTTGTCCAGCAGGTCGGCGAGCTGGCGCATGTCGGCAGAGTCACCCACCGCAAAGCCGCTGGGATTGTGGATCATCATGAACGCATTGCGCGGCATCTCGATCCGCGTGCCTGCCATGGCGATGACGGAGGCCATGGAGGCGGCGAGGCCTTCGATGCGCACGGTGACGTTGCCGCGTGCCTTCAGCGCGTGATAGATGGCAAGACCGTCGAAAACCTCACCGCCAGGCGAGTGAATGGAGAGAGTGATCGGAGTCGCAGCCGCGATGCTGCGGAGCTGGGCGAGGAAGTCTTTGGCGCTGACACCCCATGCGCCGATCTCGTCGTGGATGGAGATTTCAGCGGGGGCTTCGGCGGAGGCGGCGTTGCGAATGGTGAACCAGGTCTTGCGGGACATGCTGGCGGGCGCATGTCAAAGCCGCGTGGACACGCTGAAGCGTGAACAACGAACTCTAAGCATCCAGCTCGGCTAGTCTTTAACCCTCTCTCCTTTTGGTCCCGTAATATGAACAAAAAGCTCCATTTCTACTTCGAGACTTTTTTGTTGCTGCATCGCTCCAACTGCATGCGAGAGCACATTATACATCACACAATGCTTTGAATTGTGTTTGTTTTTGGATAAAGCCGCTTGCTTACCAAGCACATGAGTGAGCGCAAAAATTGCATCTTGCGCACACCTACGCTCTCCATCTTCGCCGAGGTCAAGGCAGTGATCTTGAATGGTTTCCTCGAATTTTTCAATTAGACTATCTGCTAAATTCTTTTTCATGCTGTTTAGTGCGTTGTAAGGTCGGTGCGAGGATAGCAAGGGAATGGGTGGCAAAGGAATGCCGGAGGTTTTTATTCCATTGCCACCCATTCCATTGCCTAATCACGATCCCTTTAGCTTGGGATGGAATCATCTTGGCAAAATGCGTATAGAAATGGTTCCTCAATTGGGGCAGAAGGGTTCAGGAGCATTTCATACATCTGCATCTTTGAAGCTTCGTCAGTGATGAAGCTTAGCGATTTATCCAGAGACTCCTTTGCTGTGACGTTTGGTTTTCGATTTTTTACGATCACCATCGCAGAAAGAATATGATAGATGGCCGCCTCTTCTCCTGGGCTTATCCCGTTAGCTTTGAATACAGGCTCAGCCGCGTCGATAACTGACGCGGCGATGAGACGAAGTTTGTTGATGTGGTCAGTGGTGGTCATGGTTGTCTAGATGATGTAATTTATGTGCATAGAATCCTTCAACTCTTCACACGGCATCGAGCTCGGCGATGTCGGCGGCGAGGGTGGCGGGATTGAGGGCGGTGAGGATGCCGGAGGCTGGCTGCAATGTTTTCAGACCCATGCCGATGGCCAGGGCGACGCTGGCGGGGATTTCGACCTGGTCGAGGGGCAGGTTTTTGGCGCGGGCGATGGCGTAGCGGATGCTGTCGAGCTTTTGGTCAATGGCGGCATGGCGGACGGCTTCGCCATCCTGGCCGGTGCTGCGCTCGATGAGATCGTCGGGCGTGATGAGGTTTTCGCCGAGGCTTTCGAGGTCGGCGCGTTTGTCGCGGCCGGCATCGACCGTGGGGTCGGGATCGGTGACAAAGTCGATCTGGTTCCAATCGGCGATGTTCGCATACTGGAACAGCGGGCCACCGGGCATCATGGCGGTGCCAATGACTTTTTCCCACAGCCATTCCAGGAAGGGATACAAGCGGGCGCGGAGGCCTTCATGAGCGCGGGCGACCTGCTGGAGCAGTCCGCGATATTCAACGCCACCGACTTTGCCACGCGTGAAGATCCACTCCGGCGGATACTTCAATTCGAACATGAAGGGATGCAGGAGATCGGCGAGGATTTCGCGGAAAGGAATGCCCTCTTGGGGATTGTTGAAAAAGTTGAAGCTTTCGTTGTCCGACATCGGCAGGAACACTGCGCCTTCGGCGACCTCGACGAAGCGGCGGCCCGTGTCGGCGGTGGGGTTGCCACCTTGCTCGGCGAGTGCGATCTGCTGCATGGCATTGAGCATCTTGCCATCGCGGGTGGTGGTGGCACCGAGGAGCGAGGCGCGGACCTTGGCCGAGTGCTTGCGCAGGGCTTTGAGATCGAGCGAATCGAGCAGGTCGCGACCACTGGCGAAGATCACGGGATCACCGTGATACTGGTGGATGCGCGTCGGGTCTTTAAGGTGGAAAATGTTGCGGTGCCCCATGGCATTGACCGCTGGGATGTCGGTGAATGTTTTGGAGAGCAGGTAACCACTGGCGTCGGGGTCTTGGTTGAGACGCAGGAGCTGAAGTTGATCGAGGCCGTTGTATTGCAGGCCGTCAAACCAGCGCAGCTTGCGGGCGGCGGCGCTTTGCACGTCGCCATTGGTGAGTTGGTCACGACTGACGAGCTGGATTTGAAAGGCTCGCTTGCTGCGATCATTGAGTGACCACGAAGCGCCGGTCGGCTCATAGACGGGCAAGATGAAAAGCTCACCATCGCCCAGCATAGCGGAGAGCAGCATCGGCTGGATCGCGAAGAGGTTGTGCTCTTTGCGGATGTCGATGGCGGGGGAATCGGCCCATTTTTTGAAGAGCGCGGTCGCCTCGCGGCGGAAGTCGGCATCTTGTGAGATCGACTTGCAGCCGATGCCTTTGCCGACGGCCTCACGCGGCAGTTGCTGGATGCCGTAACGCACCTGGGGGATGCCTTCCTCGCTTTGCAAAAAGCGGGAGATTTGCACGAGGTCTTTCGACCGCTGCATGCGCTCGACACTTTTCGAATTCCACGCGGTGTAGTGCGGCGTGGAGCGATAGCTGCCACCGGAGGTGGTGGTCGTGGTCGCGGCGTTGGTGATGGGCGCGGGTGCGGTGGGCTTGAGTGTTTTGCGACGTGACATCGGGCGGCGAAAGTAAGAGGTGAGACGTGAGATGTCAGAGATCAGCCGAGCAGGGTGGCAGGCTCGTAGCCAGGCCGGAAGCGGAAGCCAAAGGGACGGGAGAGCGACTTGGCGACTTGGCCGGCAATCTCGGCCTCGAGGTCTTCGATGGCGGCCTGCACGGCCTGCCGCCGCTGCTCCGGAGAGGAATCGCGAAACTGCGCCGAGTGCGAGGAGCCTTCAAAAGCCTGCGCCGTGATCTCGGCACCGCTGCGATCCTCAGCCAGGAGGAGGTATTGCTCCGTCAGCCATTGCCGCTGTGCGCTCGGATCGCCCGCATACAAAATGCGGGCGTGAAAACGGAAGTCCGAAGTGAGGTCGGCGATGGTGACTGCGGCCATGCCGTGGCATGGGTGTCAATGAGCTGAGCGTGAGGCAGAGGTGGTTATCGCAACCTGGGTTGGTTTAATACGTCAGTGTGTTTGCGGTTGGGTTTCGCCCGCGGCAGCGCCGTGAGCTAGGTCGTTCTGGCCCTTGCGTGATCGGGCCTTTTTCGGCGGGTGGACGCGGGAGAGTATCCATTCCTGCGTCCACGCGGGAGGGCTGCGACGATCTGCCAGCCAGTCTTCGACGGTGCGATGACTCAGCAGCGGCGACACAGCAGCAGCCACCTCACGCGCGGTGAGGTGGCTTTTAGCGTCTTGGAGTTGGGCGGCGAAGGTCATTCCGCGAACCCCTGCCATTCGTTTTCAATGTTGTCGGCGCAAGCCTCCGCTTCTTCCTGCGTCGCGAACGGCCCGCGAAAAATCTCAGTGCCGGAGTCTTCGGTAAATGCGCGCACTGCGTGCTTGCCGTCTTTGGTTTCTGCGAGCTGGACGCTGATCTTTTCGCCGTCGTCAGTCGTGTAGCTGCTGTATCCGCTGAGGGAGTTGGGGGCGATGTCGTTACGAGTGAGTTTCATATGTTTGATTTGGGTGATGTCAGCGTCATTGCTGATTCCTATCAATACGGCATTGCCGTATCATTGCGAGCGGAAAGTGAAAATCTTTTTCGGAGGTCGAAACGGGCCAGAACCATAGCGTGCAGGTCAACGCGCCGTAGCTAGTCTCTCGTGTCATCGACGCCCTGCGCGGCGCGTGCCTGACGCAGGTCGTTCTCATTCCTCACGGTAGCCAGTCGCCGCGTCGAGCGTTTCGATCACCAGTCCTGCGAGGGTCTTGTCTCCATCGCGGCGCTTCTTGGCGAAACGCGTGTAGTGGTTTTTTCGGCCAACGTCCACGCGGACGTTGATGATGGCAGTTGCGGTAACACCCCGCTTGGGGGGCGCTCCGCGTGTTGGTTCGACGGGGTTCATTGGGCGTCGTAGGCGTTGATTATTTCTTGGCAGTATCCTGCCGTGTGTGAGCTGCCTTGCGCCTTCTGGCGGATCGTTGCCAGCGTGCGGGAGCCAAAATCACGGTAGCCACCGCTCCGCGTGTCCGTTCCGTTGAGCAGACCGCGAGCGTGCCCGGAGATGAAGTTGAGCTTTGCAACCGCTGCGTTTTTAGCGTTGACCCACTCGCGTTCCTTTTCGCGGGCGGCATAGACTTCGGCTTCGTTTGTGTAGCGAGGACCGGCAATACCTTTGCCCATAAAGGCCGCGTGACTCAGAGTTCCGTTTGCATACTTGCGGCGCACCCACTTACCGCCGAAGGCAGTTTCTTTGACCACCAGTTCGCTGGGTTCTTCTTCCAGCTTCGGCACTTGGGGACATGGCGGAAGCGTGGCGTTGAGTGCTTCGAGTTTGGCGGCTTGCTTTGCGTCAATTACGGCGAGGACTTCGGCGAATGAAACGCGGCCTGCAATGGTGCGGTCATCAAGGGCGTCGTCATTGCGGGCGGCGTTCTTGGCATACGCTGCTGTGAGCGCGTCGTCGTGGGCGGTGTATTCTGAAGTATTCATGAGCTTGTATTCTTTGCTGAGTTGCCGGAGACGCCGGGACGTTGTTCCTTTGTGGAACGAGATGAACTTAGTTGAGGACTTGAATTGTGTCAATACACAATTAAAAGAATCTTTTGCGGGAGTCGTGGGGAACGGAATGAGAACCAGCGGATGCAGGTCAACAAAATGGGCGGAGAGACACTAGACGAGGCGGCATCAAACGCGCCCATTTTGTGCCTGATCCTTATCGTTCAAAGCATGCCACCAGCGCGGAGGAGCTGGTAGTCTATGCAGGTGTATTTGGAGCAGTCGCCGAAGTGGTCGTGGGGGACGCGTTGCCATTCGCCGTCGGCGTCGCGTTTTTGGCCGGTGTGGCCGAGCTTGACTTCGGGGTCGGCATCGGTGGGGAGGTGGAAGCCGCCGTCGTTTTGTTTCATGAGCCGATTGGCGTAGAGCATGTTTTTGATCTCGCGGTCGTTGAAGACGAGGAGGGCCATTTGCGGACGGGTGGCAACGCGGGTCTCGTGAAGCTGTCCATGCTTTGAGTCGGAGCCTTTGACGGGGACGAAGAAGCCGCGTGAGGCTGAGCACACGTCGAGCTGGTCGTCCTGCTGCCAGCCGGTGTCGAGGTAGCCTCGGATGGGGAAGATTTTTTCGTTGGTGCCGTCGATGATGATGTGGCGGGCTTTGAGGAAGTCGGTGGCGAGCAAATCTTTCGATGAGACGACGGTGCCCCAATCGCAGACCCACACTCCGCCGTCGTGGGCGAGGGCGACGAGTTCCCAATGGGTGGTGGCTTCGCCGGGATCGGCATTGAGGAGTAAGCGGAGGGGCTTGAAGGGGAGGGTGTTTCGGCGGTAGAGCGGGCGGCCGTTTTTGCCGTCGGCGATGGCGCGGAGGATGTCTTCCATCTTGAGGTTGACGTTGTATTCGGTCCACGGTCGAGCGAGGCGGCTGTTGTAGTAATCCTGGAGCCCGAAGATGTCGTGCAGGCTGGCGAGGAAGTCCCAGGCCATGGTGCCGAAGGACTTGGTGGGTGAGTAGAATGAGGGAAGGATGAAGGTTCGGCGATTTTTGGCGGCGATGGGGTTGTGGCGCTTTTCGGTGCAGCCTTCGACCATGGCTTGCTTGTGCAGCTCGGTGATTTCGCAGCCGTTGCGCGGACAGATGTAGCGGACGGATTCACGGACGCGGGTCTCGTCCCACTGTCCGCTGGCTTCGCGGGCGGTCTTGTCCCAGGTGATGGATTTATACGAGGACGGGAGGGTGAGGCCGAGGTGGGTGTTGTAGTCTTCGACATCCTCAGCGCGGCCAATGAAGTCGAGATAAAACCACTCGTGGCAGTGCGGGCACTCGACGTAGAAGTGGGTTTGGTCTCCGGCGAGGATGTAGCGCCAAAAGGGATGCGTGGGGCTGTTTGGCGTGCTGCTGTAATAGTGGAACTCCAGCGCACCAAAGCCGTCGGTGCGCTTTGCGATGAGGTGGAATGGGTGTGCCTCGGGGGCTTGCTCGCTTTCGCTTTGGATGAGCTTCGAGGCTTCATCGCAAAGCGTGATGCCGTAGGAGCCGCCGGAGAGTGCGCCGGGGGAATTGCCGCCGACGAAGTTGACCATGCCTCCGGCCATATCCATCGACATAGAGCGGTAGCGGTCGGGGTTGGCAGGTTTGCAAGCGGCGAGGATGGGGTTCTCGTCGATGAGGCACTGCATGCGCTTCTCGCTGAGTTCGGTCTTGGTCCAGTCGCGGGAGCTGCCGACGATGAGGATGGGGAGCGGGGCATTGACGAGACGGTAGCTGGCCCCGAGGGTGAGCATGGCGGTCTTTGCGATCTGCACACCGGCGGAGACGCCGCACTCATTGACGCCGGACTCGGGGTCGAAGCATTCCAAGATGGGACGCTGAAACGGGCGCGAGGCCGTGCGAAACGGCCCGGCGGAGTTCGGGGCCATCTTGCGTGGCAGGATGATGTTTTCCTCCAACCATGGCACAACAGCTTTTCGCCGCTGGGTGCGGAACATGCCGAGCACCTCGCTTTGCACGGCGGCGGCGCGGCGTTGCTGCGGGGTGTAGGGGACGCGAGAGGGCGTGTAGATGATCTGCGGGGCGGGTGCCGTGGGCGCGGCCTCGGGCGTGACAGCGACGGCGCGTGGCGGCAGCAGGGCGGCGATCTGCGCGTCGGCGTAGAGTTCGTCGATCTCGGCCTTGCTGGCGCTGCCGCGACCGTATTTGTCGAGCAACGCGGCGAGCCGCCGACGATTGAGCGCACTGGCGGCGGCGGTGAGGTCTGGCGGCGGGGCGGTCATGGTATGCGGACGCTCAGATCGACAGCGATCAAATCAACGGGCGTCGGTCCGAAGTGCTCATGCTGGCGGCGAATGCGGCGAGCGCCGCGCCAAGCGAAACGCAGCAGCTTCGTTGCCTCGGTGGCAGGCGGGTAGCCGAGCCAGAGATGAATCACATCGTAGTCGCGGCTGAGAAGCTGGCGAATGTAGCGTGGATTTGCTAGGCGCAATTCCTCGCGCTTGGTGCCAGCGGCGATTTGATTCCAATAGATGGTTTTCAGGCGGAGCGTGAGGATTCGGGGTTCCATTCAAACAGCACTTGCCACCGATTCAGATGGGTCAATGGCTTTGCCGGGAAAGATTTCTGGGGTAACGCTTGACGGCTTGAATTCAAAGCTGGCGGTGAGTCGCTGAACGCTGGTTCTACCGACTGAGCCGCTGCGAGAATTGGGTTTGCTGCCATGCGCGGGGGCGCGTGTGCAGGCCCACAGAGGCGAGGCAAGGCGATGCCGAATCATGGCGGGATGGCTGGTGACGCTGATGTAGCGGTAACCAGCTGTGGTGTATTGAGCAGCGATAAACTCGGAGACGGCGTTGCCGATGCCGACACCTTGAAAGTCGGGCAACACCACAACCCGATGCTCGCGTCGGAAATTGTAAACGATGTTGTGCGGTTGCAGGATGACGGCGACGAAGGCCACGGGGACATCCTGCCAGGTGGCGAGGTAGCATTTGGCGGCGGTGTGGAGATCGGCGCTCAAATAGTGATGCCCCCTAAATAGTTGCCACGTTGAACGCGGGGTTTCGTTGATGCGGAGGGTGATGGGTGGCTTTCGCCGAAGACTCCGCCACTCAAAGCGGTTCTCGTTCACGTCGAACAACCAATCTGGCTGGAGCCAGTCGATGATGTCGAAGTGACACGAGACCGCGACGAGTTGCGGGCGATGCCTCCTGCGGATGAGTTTGGAAACGGCGGCGGAACAGACCTGCGCAACGGTGCGATCGACGACGGAAGTGAATTCGTCGAAGATGATGGTGTCGGCATCGTGCATCATGGAGCGCGCCAGCTCGGCACGGAACTGCTGGCCGTTGCTGAGATGCGCGAAGGGCTTGATCCACATGGGCGGGCTGGAAAGTCCGACACTGGAGAGTGCTTCGACGATGTCTTTCGTAGCGGCGGCAGCGGGGAAGCCGTCGAGCAATGAACCGGCGGGCCAGTCGAAGCGCTCATGAAAGTAGGCATGCGGGAACAACTCGCGAGCGATGGTGGTTTTGCCGCTGCCGCTGCTGCCAACGATGAGACCGATTTTCCAGTCGTGTGATTCGAGCGGCAGCTCAACGTCCCACTCGTGACGAATGGAACCGCGATGCGGGACATCAAACATGCCCATGACCTGAGCGGTGCGGAAGGAATCGCTGATGGGCGACTCTCTTACAATGTGAGCAAGCGGCATTTCAAACCCTCCTTTCTGAAGCGATCAAAGAGTTCGGCCTGCTGGGCTTCGCCGGTGCATTCGAGGATGATTTCAAAGACTTCGGAGACGGATGTCGGCGGTGGTTTACTGCGGGATTTTTTCGGTGATGAATCGTCTTTGAACGATCCGATCATGGCGAGAACGGGATCAATCTCGGAGGTGCGAAGGCTGGTGAGGAGGGCGTCGAGCTTGTCTTCGTCGTTTTTGCCGGAGTGGGCATTGGCTGCCAGCATGCGGGCGAGGTGCGTCTCCTCATCGTAATCGACGACGACGACATCGGCATGGGTGAAGCCGAGGGCGGTCATGCGCCAGGCGCGAACATGACCGGAGACCCACATGCGGTTTCGTTTGTTCCAGATGAGCGGATCAAAGTAGTCGTGCTCTAGGCTGGCATCCAGGGTGCGGACTTCCTCGCTGTCGGCATCTGGAATGACGCGGGGATTTTTGGGATGCGGATGGTTGATCTCCGCGAGGGGGGCGGATTTCCAGAGTTCGAGGTTGGCGTGTTTTTCGGTCATGGGATCATAAGGCCAGCTCGGCGAGGACGTTTTCGAGGGCGGGGTTGAATTCCTCTTCCCGCCACTGGCTGATCGCTCGCATGGCATGCTGGGGGTTGTCGGGGTTCGCCCGCTGGGCGATGCGGCCTTCGAAGGAGGCGAAGAGCGAGACGAATTTCATGAGCGCGGCTTTGGCGTCCTGCCAGGCCGACATCGGCTGGAGGCGTCCGCTTTCCAGCTCGGCCTGGACTCGACGCTGGCGGGCGAGGTGGTAGGACTTGAGCGAGTCGGCGGCGATTTTCACGAAGCCGATGGCCGCCATGGGATCACCGCGATCCAGTGCGACCTGCCGCTGCGCATTGGCAGCTACCATGCCCGCCCAGCACTGACACTCGGCATATTCCTCGGGCGTCCATTGGTCTTGTGGCTTCTCCATTGCGGGTGGTGCCACATGCACCAGCCGATCTCCGGGGGGCGTTTGCCCACCCATCACGGCGACCAGGGCGCGTTTTTGCTCTTCGCTCGGGTCGGCGACTTCGAGCGCCTTCGCTCCCTGCGTCGCCAAAAACGCCACGTAATCCGGGTGCCGGTTCTTGGCATGGAGTTGCGCCGTGCGAAGGGCCATCCCCTTCGCAGCCATGTAGAGCTTCACCAGCCCCGATTCTGCATGCGACCGCGCCATGATGCGCTTCCGGTGTCAAAGCGCACCGAAACCGCGCAAAACGCAACGCATGCGTCCAAACCATGCGCAAACACGTTTGCGCGTCCACTCGCACAAAAGCCGTGAGACATTAAACC